CCGGTGATGCCACCCCAGAGGCCGTCAAATCGTGGTTAGCCACCCGACCTGCACCTGAGGCATAATGGATGGGAACTGGGCGCTTGTAGTCGCAGCCGTCGTTACAACGGTAGGTGGCATCCTTGTCGCAGTTCTTCAACAATTCAAAAAAGAGAACCACACCGACCACCAGGTGGTTATCGGACTACTGCACGTTTTGCGCAAATCCCAGCAGCGGGTTGAAGATAAGGTTGAACGGGTTGACGAACGCCTCACCGACCACCTAGAGTCTCACCTCTCGGAGGGGATACTTGACAACAGGCAAAGAACTAAGCAGAATGGAACTGAAGGCGATAGCAAGGTTTCTTTGTAGGGTTTACCCTGGGGTATCCGAACAAGACAACTTGTGGAATTTGATAGCAAGGGTCGAGCAGCTTCTAGAGGGGGACGATGAAACCAGCAACCGAGGGCGCGGAGATACTTCTCCAAGCGCATGAACTCATTACGCGAGACAGGCAGAGCACCTACTCGCATCCACTTGAGGACTACTCCAGAACCGTTGCCATTTTTAATGCGCTAAAGGGAGAACAGGTGATGACGGCAGAAGACGGCATCCTGTTCATGATTTGCGTAAAGCTCTCGCGGCTGATGCATGAACTGAAGACCAACATGGACCTGCCTGACAACATCATTGATGCTGCCGGGTACATCGGTTGCTTGCAAATGGTTCGCGAAGCGCAACGTCAGCGTGAATCCAAATGAAAAACAGCAAGTGGGACATCGAATCAAATACGTTTAATTTTGCTGAGGATTTAAAGTACGGGCAGATGGGCGAAGGACGAATACGCAACATGCTTGAGAATCTCGTTGAGGGTTCTTTCGAGGTGAAAGCGGACAGGTATCGCAACGGAAACATGGCGATAGAGATGCGCCAAAATCCACGTTGTTCTGGCAAATGGGTGCCATCGGGTCTACAGGTGACTAAGGCCAAGTGGTGGGTATACATTTTCTCCATGGACGGCGGCTTCATTATCGTTTCGGTTGACAGGCTCAAGCGCTACATCAATGCCAACAAAGACACCCTGGAAAGCAGAGATTTTGCTAGACGCTCTAGCAACCCTGCATGGGGCTACTTGCTAAAGCCCGCAGATGTTTGCTCATTACTTTACGACAAGGGGTACGACGGTGAGTAAGTGTCCGTGGTCCATGGTGGCAATTCACTGGATTGACGCATTCGATTCCTCCAACGGATGGATAAACAGCAGAGACTACAAAGCAAAACCTCAGCACGTTATTTCTGTTGGTTGGCTGTGGCCCGACTTGCTTGAGGGTTATGTTTCGGTTACCTGTTCCTGGTGTCCGATGGAGGAAGTTGAAATGGAAACGGTTGGGATGGTCACGCACATTCCTGTTGGCATGGTAAAAAAAATTGTTTTGATTGACGAGCCCGATTGGGTTGTCAACTAACTTCGTCAGCGATACGCTGAAGAAAACGAGCAAAGGAGACTCAATGAAAATCGAAAGAATCAGCAAACCAACGCACGGCTCAAAAGAATGGCTGGCGCTGCGATGGAAAAACGAAAACGGCGAGGCCCGCATTTCAGCCAGCATCGCCGCGGCAGTTCACGGCACCCATCCGTACACAAATACGGCGGACTTGGTGGCCGAATTGATTGCCGCCGAGCCACCCAAGCCGAAGCCACAGAACTCAGCAATGCTTCGTGGCACCACGCTTGAGGAGCCAATTCGCAAGTGGTCGGCAAACTTGTTGGGCTACCCGCTACACGAGCCACAGGAAATGTACTCCTACGAGGAGGACGGTGTGCGCTTGATTGCAACCATTGATGCCATCAATCCAGATGGACTTGTTCACGAAATCAAGACCAGCAAGAAACGGTTTGACAACAAGTTGCCAGAGATGTGGTACTGGCAAGGAGTACAGCAGGCAATCTGTACGGGAACAGATGAGGTTGTCTGGTGCGTATTTGATTCAGACATGGACCTGAAGTTCTACACACAGAAAGTCACGAGCGACGAGAAGCGCACCCACATTGACGCTTGCCGACGCTTGTTGTCGTACGTGGACATGGGTATGTTCCCGGATGATGTTCGTCCTACGTATCAGAACGTATCCACGGTGCATCCAAAGGCGGACGACAAAGCCGTAGAACTAGACACGGATACCATGTCCATACTGGAGCAACTGAGAAAAGCGCAAGAGGTTTCAAAGTCCATGGAGGAGCACATTAGCCAGTTGCAAGCCGAGGTTTGCAAAGTCATGGGCGATGCATCAACCGCCACTCACAAAGGTATCGTTCAGTGCACTTGGAAAAACGTAAATCGCAAATCGTTTGACCAGAAAAAGTTCGAGGAGGAGCATCCAGCACTCCGAGATAAATACAAAAAACAAACCACATACAGGCAATTCAAATCAAACAAAGGAGAATACTAATGAGGTTCAATCTGGACAGTTACGAAACGGTAGAGGCACGGCTTGCCAAGTTCTGGGAGATGTTCCCGAACGGCAGGATTGCCACCTACATCCACCACTACGACGACAGCAAGGTTGTGTTTAGGGCCGAGGCCTACAAGGACATGCTTGACATGGAGCCCGTATCAAGTGGTTACGCTGAGGAGATTAGGGATGCCAGCCCTGTAAACCGAACATCACACGTTGAAAACGCAGAGACTTCGGCAATCGGTAGGGCTTTGGCTAACTTTATTTTTCAGTCAAAGACGGCACCTCGTCCTAGCCGTGAGGAGATGACCAAGGTTGTGCGCACCCAGGAGCCAAGGCCAGACGCAGACTTGCTGACCAAGTTCCGCGAGGCGTGCAAAAAGTCCGGGCTTGACCCAGAAAACGTAGCCAAGCAGGCTGGCGTTGACCTAAACGAACTGACCGATTCATCCATGCCAAAGTTGCGTGATGCGTTCAAGCAGATGCAACAACCCCAGCAACCCAAGGTTGAGTCAGGGGCATCTCTGATGGAGACAGTGAAGCAGGTGTTCCCCGAGGCGCAAGTGTCCTCTGACGAGCCAAAGATTAAGAACCCAAACGAGAAGGCATCGAATGCCCAGATTGGCAAACTACGAGCCATGTTGATGGGCACGGGCAGTGGGCCACGCTCTGCGCAAACCGAGGCTGTGTCTGAGATTCTCAACCGAACAGTTGACAAGCTTGACAGCCTGACCAAAGGCGAGGCCAATCAATGCATCAAGGTCATTGAGACAAGACTGAACCGTGGATGAACGCAAGGGAGATTGCCAGGGCAACAAAGACAAGTGCACCAATGATGCATGTCCTTTGTTCGGAACCCTTGGGCGCGAGGACAGGCAGGGGAAACGGCGCATCAAAGGCTGTGGAGACCCTGCTGCTAGAGGCAGACGCAATCGCCGCAAGGGCGACAGCAAGGCGCGCCGTGCGCGCAAGAAGCTGGGTCTTGGCGGTCATCTCACGAGGCATGAAGAGAATTGGGGCGGTGCTTTCAGGGTTGAGGTAAAGGCTGGTGCCCAAATTGGGCCCATAGCCACACGATTTCAATCTGCAAAGGCGCAGTCAGATGCACTTAAGGCGATAGGGGACATCAGGCCATTTGCCATGGTTGCCATGCCAGACGGAACCAGCCGAGGCATAGTGCTCATGGACCTTGAGGAATTCAGTCAGTTAGTATCCTTGATAGAAAAGTAAAACGATGAGACAAAGGGTTCCTGTCCTCCTTCAGGACTCATCGGCCCTAGCCGGGTGGTTCGCTGGTATTCCAGCCTGGCTAGGGTAAAACCCCTTCAAACAAAAGGAGCAAGTTTATGGACTTGATACCAAGAGTTTTGGCAGTGATTTCCGCGATGCTACTTTTCGTGGGAGTCTCGGGCAATGCCAACACAGAGGTTGCTGTTCGACAAGAGTTGGGGGACTCTGTCGTCAGCACCACGCAGGCTCCTACCACTACTACCAGCGTTTACGTGGCTCCGGCTACGGCGCTGTGTGGTCAGTGGTGGGAGCTTGCGATTGAAGCAGGGTGGGGCGAAAGCGAACTGGAGAAACTCGACTACATAATGTGGCGCGAGTCCAGGTGCGACCCAACACAACACAACACCACCCTCAACAAGGACGGCTCTACCGATATAGGGTTAACGCAAATAAACGATAGGTCGTGGTGCCTGCCAACCAGGTGGTATCCAAATGGATACTTGCAAACAATTGGCACTCTCGCTAAAGTTGGATGCGAGGAGTTATTCGACCCGTTTACGAACCTGCGGGCCGCTAAAGCAATTTATGACTACGCAAAAGAAACCAGCAACGACGGCTTCGCGCCATGGAGGGTATGACTACGTGCAACTACTAAGCGAATGGATACTGGAAGACACCGACAACAGGTTCATGAAAGATGCAGCCTGCAAGGGTTTGGACAGGGACATGTTCTTTCCCGAGCGAGGTGCCAACACTTCAATCAAGAGGGCCAAAGAGGTTTGTGCCGTGTGTCCTGTGCGTGAAGAATGCCTGAGGTTTGCGATGAACAATCGCATTGACTTCGGCGTTTGGGGTGGAGTATCTGCCAACCAGCGCATTAGAAACGCCCGCAAGGCTTGGAGAAAAACTGCATGAGCGGAGATGAACAGGCAACCCAAGCATGGTTGAATGAATTGCAGATTGCCGTTGATACGCTGCGAGAAGACAAAAAAAATCTACTGACTCGGATGAACGAGTTGGAAGAAAAAATAGCCATGTACAAATCCATGGTGGAACGACTAAGGCTGGCTCTTAGCCAGGGGAGTGATTACTACTTATGAGTAATGAAACAAATAGTTGGTACAAGCTCAAAGATGGCACGTGGGGAGCAAAACTCCGTCACGTTGCCAACGAGGGTGAACGGGTGATTCTCACCACCAAAGATGGCAAGGAAAGTGAAGTCTGGCTTCAACGCAAGATTGCTCAATTTCCCGACGCTTCTCTTTGGAGCGTGGCATCAGAGGCACCAGTTGCAGCTGCAGCAGAAGAGTACTTCTGAGTGGGGCTGTGACCACTGTGGCACAGCTACTTTAGCGCTTACCAGATGGCCCGACTCGATACTCAATGAGTGTCTGTGTCGGTGCCATCTGTACGCTAAGGGCCTGCTTACAGCGGAAGCAAAAAACTGGAGAAAGAAAAAAAACAAATGACCAGCGCAGCAAAATGTAACAAGTGCAATACCCTTGTGGTGCATGACAAGAGAAATGTTTCGGGCTGCAATTGCGACCCGGATGCTCCCACTTGGGTTTACATACAACCAGACGGCAAGATACGGGGGTTCTCCCAATCCGACTGGCAAGTTGTGGAACTGTGAAAGAGAAGTGGAGTTGCCCAAAATGCAACAGCAGCATTGTGCTTCACGTTCGAGTGGAGATACCGCCGGTGTGCCACAACAAATCAGAGCACACATCAACAACCTATGAAATGGAGAAGAAGGATGATGCCAAAAACAACGTTTGAAATACCAGACTTTTCAGAAGAGGAACAGCAGATAGCGGAGGAAGTATTGACCGAGCTTGTCGTGCTTGCCTTAACCGTGCGACCTGCCCTCAAGGATTACATTGTCGATTTGTGTGACGGCATACAAATAACGTTGCCGGAAAGTTCAGTTGAGCGAAGCAAGCAATACGCGGTTCTTCGTGTGCAACAAATGAAATCCTCCTAGCCCTACCGGTAGTGCTACCGCTACCGCTGTCAACGTCCGAAGAATGGGACGGGGCGAACATGTGTTCGTTTGACGGCTGGCTCGGCGTTCGCTAACCTCGCTGAGCGTCGGCAGACTGCCGACAGCAAGCCCTAAGGAGGCAAACGCAATGAAACCATACGACCACCACAACGAAGAAGAGTTCAGAGAAATGGGCGCATCGTTCCTTGATGCTCTCACTACGCTCAAACGGAATAAAGCAGGTAGGCAATCTCTGTTCAGGCTCCAAGAGGTCGTTGACTCTCTTGGTGAAACACCATCAGAGGTGTTCTTTGAGTTGCTCTATGACCAGAAATACCCTGCTCGTCGCTTGTGGCTTGCCCTTGGTGAGGCAGGCATCAAGTGCCATTACCACAGTGTTCTCAAATGGCGCAAACTCCACCGTGCACACAAACTTGTGTTCCCAAACGGCAAGGTGCAGATAGGCGACAGGTCATGACCCAAGACGAACAAGACATCTTGGCAGAAGCAGAACAGATAATCAACGGGGCTTCTAATCGCATCAACTCAGACAGAGCAGAGGGGGTGAGCACAGAGTTTAAGGACTTAGAGAGCGCTATGTGGTCACAACTTGGTGAGCCAGAGGGCATGCACGGACTGTACGCCATCACCGAAGTTGCATCTGAGGACATTGCCGAAACAATGAAGTCAGTTGCCGATGAGCCACATCGCCTCATAAAGGGCGAAGGAACAGTAGACGGACAGAAGCCCGATGCGCTAATCGGATTGCAACTTGTTGCAGAGGGTGGAGACATCTACGAAATGCTTGGGCATCAACACTTGTCGCTCTCTATGGCAAGGGAGAAGTCCATAGTCGGTGTACTTGCACGCATGGATGCAAACGCAACCAATGCAGAAACCGAGGAGAAGAATGATGCTTGCATCACCGTAATGCTTCTTGCCGACAAGGCTTATGTGGCAGTACGGCAGTACGGCAAAGAGGGTGAGCCAGTGTTCCACACGCAAATACACTCTGACGATTACAAGCAAGGGGAGAACTCACTCATTGACGCAATGCTTGTGTTCTTTGCCTTGCCCAAACAGATGTACGAGAAGAAGCCCCGTGTTATGGAGGCTTTGTACAAAGACCTTTCTGCCAAGGCAGAGGGAAACAAGAAACAACAACAACAACAGTCCAAGGAGGACAAGCAATAATGACCACAGAACAGAAAGCAACAGATACATCAGAGTTCCAAGAGGACTTAACCTCTTGGCAACGAGCAGAGTTCGCCATGGAGCACTCCAACAGAGTGCTTCTGTACGGACTCCCAGGAACAGGCAAGACCTACTTCGGTCTCACCCAAGGGCTCAATGGCAAGTCGTCATACCGACTGGCATGCACCGAGGAGATGACGGAGGCAGACCTCATTGGCTTCTGGCGACGAGAGGCTTCGGGCAACCTGAAATGGCAAGAGGGCGTTGGCATCAAGGCTTGGCGTGAAGGCGCAAGGCTCTTGGTCGACGAGGTCAATCGCATCAACGGCGATGTGGAGAGCAAACTCATGATGTTGCTTGATACAGAGGCGAGTGCGTCTTGGCAGAACCCAGACACAGACGAGGTCGTCACTCCTGCTAGTGGCTTCACCGTTGTGGCAACCATGAACGGTGTACCCGAGGACTTAGCACCAGCAATCCTTGACCGTATGATTGTACGTTGTGAGGTCAATACGCCAAACCCCAAGGCGATTGACGCACTTCCAGAGTACTTGCGTTCTCTGGCTACTGCACTCACCGACACGGATGCGTCACATCGCTACTCGTTGCGCTCTTTCGTTGAGTTCCACCGTATGTACGAGGCAAGCAAGAACTTGCGTGCTTGTGCTCAGGTGGTGTTCCCAGAAGTGGCAGAGTCCGTCGTGGACTCACTAGCAATCGCTTCGGCAGAAGGTCGCTAATGACCAAGCCCCAACAGCGATTTGCACCAGACAGTTTAGAACGACGCAAGGGTGCTAGGCACACTCGCTTTGTCTCAACTGGCACTGTGCCAACGACACTTGATGGCGTGCAGGTGCACCTGTCGTCAAGCGAGAGAGAGCATTTATTCTCTGTTCCAAACGAGGAAGGGCCAGAGTTCAGGCGACTACGTCGCTTTGGGCTCTTGCTCTCTCGGTATGGGCTAGTGGACAAGAACCGTTTCATCAAGCGCAAGGGCGTAAGCCATGAGCATGCCACAACGGCAGAGCGCATTGTTGCAACTAACGCTTACAAGACGGTGTTCGGAGGAGACCCCACTATTGGGGTAGCCAATGTGCAACCACTTGTGAACATGCTCAACAGTCCAACTCCAAGTCCAAGCATCATCAGTGCTTGTCTTGCGTACTCTGGTACATCGGCAGGACTAGCAATCCTTGATGGCATCAAGAACAAGGAACTTGCCGAGTATGTAAGGCAGGCAATGGATAGGGTTGCTCTCTACTCCCAGAAATACACAGAGCGCATCATGTACCACATGAACAGAGAGGGCAGGCGACACACTCGCATGGCCTTTGATTGCTACGACGCAATCATTACTTTGGTGCAGGGCAATACGGAGAACATCACCGAAGTCATTGGTCGCAGTGCACCAGATAGGCAACCAGCAGAGTCCAGCAGTGGGCGCTACGGCAAGGACAAGTTGCAACGAAGGTCAGAGACCCAGATGCACGGCACAAGACGCAAGGTGGGAGACAAACACCTTAGACACATTGTGCCAAGCATCGACGGTTGGGCAGAGGCAATCTTGGAGAAGATGCCACTTGTGCTTCCTCACACGGGGCGCAAGGGTCGCAAGTTGATACCCATGCCGTATGGCAAGAGCATCAGGTTCATTGTCCGTGAGGACACCGACCCTGAGCAGAGGGTATTTGCTCGCAAGACCAGAAGCCAAGGTGGCATCGTCATTGTTGATTGTTCAGGCTCAATGGGCTTTGACTCATCTGACCTTGACAAGATAATGGATGCAACAGCAGGCGCAAGCGTGTTGTGCTACTCCTCTGGCAATGAGCCAGACGGGGGAAACATCTGGCTAGTTGCCAGGGGGGGCAGGCGCACAAGTATCATGCCCAACTTCCCTGGGAACAACGGTGTAGATGGCCCAGCATTGGAGTACGGGCTCTCATTGCGCAGGCACAACGAGCCTGTCGTATGGGTGTCAGACACAAGGGTGACTGGACGTGGCGACCACGCATCAGAACCATTGCGTGATTGGTGTTTGGACTTCTGCGCCAAGCACAACATCCACATAGTGCGCCATACCGAGCAAGCGGCAACCACCTTGCGCAAACTGCAACTGGGTCAGAGACCCGAGAAGACAAACTACAAAGCCATCAGAGGAAGGGAATACCTGTAACCATGGACAAAGAGCAAGCAGATAAGGCACTTCTATCCGAAGTGGAGGACATCATTGACGAGGCAATACTGGCTCGCAAGGAGGACAAGCGCAAAGAGATGCTGAGAACGCTCAGGGTCATTTGCGAGAAAGCAGAACCAGAGTTCACCGAGGACAAGGGCTCATACGCTTTGTTCTTGATACAACAGGTGGACATTGACCAACTAGACCACAGCAAGTTGCAGAGGTCATCAGAGACAGAGGGCATGACCATTGAGGAGATAAAGGCAGATGGTTCTTACAGTGGGGGGCTTGTTTCACATCCCTTCATTGTCGACAACCTGCCTGACTTCTTGGAGATACTTGACTCTCCTTCCAATGCGCTTATGACCGATGTTTCTATGGGCAAGAGAAACTGGGCTTCCATCACTAGACACAAGCAGAACGGTGCTTTGGTCTACATGTTGGTGGCAGGTGGCTCTGTCTCTACGCTCACCCGAACCCCATCTGGGGAGATTATGGAAACACATGTGGACACGAGCGAGGAGGACATGCCCTCTGTGCTTGGTTCCGTGTGTGGTGAGTGCAAGTCAATAATGGAGAGCCAATGGAACTTCACATCTTCTGTGCAAATCCTTAGGGAGGAGTATCCAAACTCCTACGAGGAACTGTCCAAGGAGTTGCAACGACGCATGGAGGGGCTTGGTGATGAACAGTGAACCGAGCCTATTGCTTATTGGCACATTTATTGTCATTGGCGACAAGGCAGCAACCACCGTCAGTGGTGGACTGTACTGGCGTGCTGGTGTCTGCTTAGCCCTGATACTCCTGTATCTTTGGGCAAAGAATAGCGCCAAGTGACATTGTGGGGGCTACGGGTAGGCAGCACTTTGGTGCTAAACCTCCTGAAACTTGCTCGTAGCCCTCACAACCAGCCACAATCCACACGCAACTAGCGACAAGCGCTACCGATGTCGCTCGGGAATACGCACATGCGCGAGGTGGCTGGGCGAACACCCGTTCGCTTGACTCATCGGTCGGCTTGCCCTACGCTGAGTTCGTTGGCAACAGCCAACACAACAAGTCCATAGGAGGACACCGTGAACAAGCAAGACCAGAAAGCACTACAAGACTTGGAAGACGCCAAGAAGCAACTGCTTCGTGGCAGTTGGACGAGTCCAGATACGACACCCAAGAAGACCAACTGGTTTATCCAGTGCCACGACAGCCAAGTGGCAGGGAAGCCAGAAGCAGGGCGCATCGTCTTCGTGACTAAGTCACGGGGTGCATTTCAGTTGGCGCAACTGGTGGAGAAGCACAGTGAGAAGACCGACAAGTTGGGTCTCGCAGTCTCATTGTGGACAGCCAC